GCGGAGGAGGTCTATAAGCGGGATATATCTGACGGGAAGTTCCTGATGCGGGATTTCCGGGAGAAGATGATATATGAGATACAGAGTGGCGGGGATGCGGAGAAAGCCTTGCAGTACAGTAGGCGCAGCTATATGTTCACCGCCCCGCATTGTTTTGATGATTTTATGATCGCTATGGAGTGGAACCGTAACCCCAAGAGCCGTTTTTGGCTGCCTAGACGTAAGGTGTTGGAGGTAAAGTTGGGGATATGTTCTGCGATAGACAACTTCATCAACGAGGAGAACGGAAAGAAATTGACGCTCTCTACGGCTCCCGGATGCGGAAAATCGACTCTGATTAAGTTCCTGATGGCGTACATCATGGGAAAATTCCCCGATTCGAAGAATATGTATATCTCTTACTCGGATTCGATGGTAAAGATGATGATGGATGCGGTCTTGGATATGACTAGCGGGGATGAATACAACTTCCAAGAGATATTCCCGTTAGGAAAGCCCGATAAGAGCCTAGAGTACAATACCATTGGTTACAGGCGCAGAGGTGATGCGCAGACGTTCAACCTCTGTTCCATCGGAGGAAGTATCACAGGACGTACAAGAGCCGATATGTTCCAAATCACGGACGATCTTGTCAAGAACGCGGAAGAAGCGAGGAGCCCTGAACGCTTAAATACCCTTTATGACAACTACACCGACACGATATCCACCCGACAGATAGGAAATAACGTCAAAGAGATCATGCTTGGTACGATATGGAGCATCTATGATCCCATCAGCCGAGAGAAGATACGTTATGAGGGTGAGCCGGGATATCACTTTTACGCATTTCCTGTTTGTGATGAAGAAGGCCACAGCAATTTCCACTACGATTGTGAGGATTGCTACACGGACGAGAAGATAGCACAGATAAGGGAAAAGCTCGATCCCGTGACGTTTAGCTGTCTGTACCTACAGAGGGGCATTCAGAAAGAGGGTATGCCCTTTACGGATGCGCAGCTCAAATGGTACGATGGTGTTCTTCCTGACGGAGAACCCGATTCGATATACGCTTTCTGTGATGTGGCCTTTGGCGGCGGTGACTCGTTATCGATGCCTATAGCGTTTAAATACGGCCCTGATATCTTCGTACACGATGTAGTGTTCAATCGCAAGGATAAATCGATTACCGTGCCTATCGTGGCTTTAAGGCTGCAAAGACACAATGTTCGCAAGGTCCGTTTTGAAGCGAACGTAGGCGGACAATCGTATGCGGACGAGATAAGCGCGAAATTGAAGGAGATAGGCTACTCATGCAACGTGACCTCGAAGAAAGCCCCGAACACCATGAGCAAGCTGTCAAAGATAGAACAGTACCAACAGGATATCCGCAATATCTACTTTCGGCGGGATAAAGAGCGGGGGAGAGAGTACGATCTGTTCATAAACGAGTTGGAAACGTTCTCCTTCACGCAGAAGAACCTACACGATGATGCGGCGGACTCGCTTGCCGGACTCTGTGATATGGGAAATACGGGCATGGCGTTAGTCGGCATAGTCCGCAGACAATTCTGAAAACTATATATAGTCTTTTTACCCTATACCTGACACTAGGTATAGGGTATTTTTATGCTTTTTTCTCCAAGAAATATCAGACTCTATGCGTACACTCCTATTGAAATCCTTTATTGTCAGAAAATATATTGAAATTGACTTGAATTATGTTTTCATTTCTCCCAACTCACCCGCCCGTGGGTGCAAACGCGGGCCTTGTTCCATTGAATAGCGAGGTTAGGATATGGGTTATTTCGGACGCAGAGTTATCACCACAAGCGAGAGTGCTATCACGGCTGACAATGTATCGGCCGTTCTTTCTGATGCCTACACTACCCATGAAGCCAACAGGACGGAGATTGAATACCTCTACAAGTATTACAAGGGCTGTCAGCCCATTTTGGAGCGTGTGAAGGAAATCCGGCCCGAAATTTGCGCACGTGTCACCGAGAACCGGGCGAACGCCATAGTTGCATTTCGTGTGGGCTATACCGTTGGAAAACCTATTCAGTACGTTTCCACGGTATCGGACGATTCGGTGTCGGATGCCATAGCGCAGCTCAACGATCTTATGCGCAAGGCGGGCAAGCCGAGCAAGGATAAACAGCTTGTCGAGTGGCAGATGATTTGCGGCACGGGCTATCGCATGGTCCTTTCCGCAAACAGCCCCAAAGCGAGAGTGCCTTTTGAGATTTATACGCCCGATCCTAGAAATGCGTTCGTTATCTACCGCAACGATGTAGGGCAGACACCCCTTGCGGGAGTGTATTACATCGAGGACAAGAACAAAAACCTTACTTTCTACGTCTATACGGCGTTGGGAGAGTATTTCGAGATAGACGGATGGCAGAGCGGGGTTATCAAGGTTCAATCAACCTACCGCCTTGACGGAATCCCCATTGTGGAATATCCGCTCAACAATGCGAGGTTGGGTGCGTTCGAGGTAGTATTACCCCTTCTCGATGCCCTGAATGACTTACAGAGCAACCGTCTTGATTCGGTAGCGCAGTTCGTACAGAGCTTACTTGTGGCTTATAACTGTGAGTTCCCCGAAGATATGACGGCTAATACCATCCGAGAAGCCGGAATGGTAGTCCTGAAGTCCATCGGAGAGTACAAGGCTGATTTAAAGGTTATCAGCGAAACCTTGAATCAGGATCAGATAGAGACATTAAAGCGCGACATCCTTGATGCTATCAATGAGATAGTCGGTATGCCTAGTCAGGGTAACGGTTCAACGGGAGACAGCTCCAACAATGGTGCGGTGATCCTGAAAAATGGATGGCAAGGCGCAGAGACAAGGGCGCAGGACTTTGAAATGATGTTCCGAGAACCCGAACAGAAAACGCTTGACCTTGCGGTTGGTATCTGCAACAGCGTTCTTGATGGGTTCGAGCTGGATGCGAACAATGTGGACGTTAAGTTCACCCGCCGAAACTATGAGGACATTCTTTCAAGGAGTCAGACGCTTATAACCATGCTGAACAGCGATAAGATACATCCTCAATGTGCTTATGAAGCAAGCGGAATGTTCATTGATACACAGGACGCTTACAACATGGGTATGGATTGGTACAAGGAGCAGACGGCGAAAGCCGAGAAGATGGCTGAAAAAACGGCGGTGAGTGAGAATGACGAGAATCCTACCTCTTGACGAGTTGAACGTCATTCGGGGCAAATACGAATCTGCGCCTGACACCCCTGTCGCGGATATATTTGGACTCGATGAAATCATAGGAGATTTACTCGATCTTTTCTTACTCGCCATCGCAAACGGCGTAGTCAGTATCAACACCGAGTTCGGTGCTGACTATCAGCCGGATGCGGCGCAGATGGAAGGAATCATTTACAAGAAGATAGATGGTCTTACATGGAAGGACCGCGTAACAGATTGGTACAACAACGGCGGCACGGGATATGACATTTCGAGGATAGCCGAGACAGAAGCGCACCGCATCGGAAACGATGTAGCGTTTGAAGCGGCTAAAGCGTCGGGAGCTACAAAGAAAACGTGGCTGACGATGCTAGATGAACGTGTGAGAGACACACACTTCTATCTCGAAAGCGTATCGGTAGGCTTGGATGATGATTTCTACAGTTATGACGGAGATCATGGTCCTTATCCCGGAGCGTTCGGCAAAGCAGAGAATAACATCGGATGCCGTTGTGAAATTGCATATAGCAGATAAAGGAGAGCGTAAGTATGGCGAGACTTACAATCGTGGTAACGCATTACAAAGAAAGCATCGATTTATGTAAGTTCCTCTTTACATCAATCGACATTCAGCACGGCATCAACAAGAAGGACTTTAAGGTGATGTTCGTCAACGATGGCGAGGATGGGGCGATAACCCGTGAAGAAATAGGTGAGTATAGCTATGACATTGAAGTTCATACTCCCCCGCATGGTGGTTTATCGTATGTCCGTAATTACGGCATCGAACACGCAGACACGGACTACGTGATGTTCTGCGATTGTGACGATGGATTCATCCACAATTACGGCTTGCATTTGATCTTTTCGGCTATAGAGGAAGGGTTTGACATTTTTTATAGCGCATTTATAGAAGAAGCACCCATTGGCGAAGGGTGGAAGATATACCGCCGTGACAAGAATCAGGTATTCATTCACGGCAAGGCATACCGCAGACAGTTCTTGTTGGATAACAATTTGAGATTCAATCACGCCTTGCACTTCTGCGAGGACAGTTTGTTCAACAAGATAGCGTTCCTGAAATCCCAAAAGACAAAGTACATCGAAACCCCGATTTACTTATGGGCTTGGAACGAAAATTCTACCGTCCGAAAAGGCCGAGAGGATATTGTCTTGCGGAAATACGATCAGATTATCCTGATGCGTACCCTTGCTTGCCGTCAGCTTAAAGAGAACGGCTTTATGGATGAATATTACGAATCGGTATGTTCTACAATGGCGGATTGCTATTGTGACTTCCAACAGCCGTTATTCACCAAAGCCGCAAGCAAGCCGCTGATGGAGAAGGCCGAGAAGGAATTTAAGAAGTTCTATCAGGAGTTTAGCCACGATTTTATGAAGTGTGATTCTGAGCTGATAGGCAAAATGCTGATGCAAGCCAGGGTTACGGCTTATGACAGCGGCTATCGTGTAGATCAGGTAACGTTCAAGGATTGGTTAAAGCATATTAAGAATGATGTTAAGTCGGTATAAGCCGATTGACATAAAACAAAGTGGTAGGGAAACCACTTAAAACAATTCGCAAAAGTCAGAAAAGACTATAATCGTACCCCATTGGCGCGTCTAGAGAAAGACGTAAAAATAACGCAAAGGAGAATTAAATATGTCAGAAATGATGAATGGTGCAGACGCAACCGCTACTGAGACAGCACAGGAAACTAGCGCAGACCTTACGGCTTTACAGGCAGAGCTTGCCAAAATGAGATCAGAAAACGAGAAGTTGAAGGCAGCGCAGAGCAACGCAAGCGCAGACGCAAGTAAGTACAAGAAGGAGCTTGCGGCTCGTATGACCGAACAGGAGAAGGCGGCAGCCGAGACAAAGGAATTTATCGAGTCCTTAAAGGCCGAGAACGAAGCCCTGAAACGCTCACAGGCATTAGCCGAGCATGAAGCCGGATTCGTTGGCGCAGGTTTCGATAGCGAAACCGCAAAGAAGGCCGCAGAAGCATTCTTTGACAAGGATTTCAAGTCTTTCATGGGTTCGCTTTCCGAGTTCATTACGGCTCACGATAAG